TTACATATTGATGATCGAGCGGCGGACGCGGCCGACGATGATGGGGTCGTTGTCCGGGAAGATCGGTTCATGCTGCGGGTTGGTGGAGACGGGCTCGAAGCGCATGGGGCCGGAGCGATAACGCTTGTAGGTGGCGTTGCCTTCCACGTCCGAGATGACGTAGCAGCCATTGGGAACGAGGTTGCGATCGTTGCGATCGACGAAGATGATGGAGTCGGGCGGGGAGATCCTGTCCATGGAATCACCGCTGACTTTCAAGGCAATCCAGTCCCCCGAAGCCGGTAAATCCGCCACGCGGATGAGGCCGAGGGCTTCATCGGCAATATCGTCGCGGATCATGGCGCCGGCGCTGACCCAGGCGAGATAGGGCACGATCAGGGTGGGAACGCCCTCCGCATCCGGCGTGTAGGATGGGTCGAGCTCATGGATGCCGACGCCCAGCGCCTGGGCAAGGGCGGGAAGTTCAGTGGTCTTTTCAGTCAAGCCGGTCTCGAGCTGCGAGATGAGCTGCTGGCTCACACCCGACAGTTCCGCAACTTTCGCCTGCGAAAGATTTTTGATCTTCCTGATCGATTTCAGATTTTCGCCAATAATTCCCATGGCTTAGTTTCTACCAGAACACTTGTGGAAACGCACACAAGGAAACTAGTTGACGGACGTCTGAATTTTTACTAGTTTCCTTGTATGAACAGATTTCGTCATCACATCGCACAGGCCGCTGAGGCCGATGGCTTCCGGGTTGGACCCGGCTCGGCAGGGAGCGGCTTCAAGCCGTTCGTTTGCCGGTTACGGGTGGCGGACCGAGAGGTCTGCGCCCGAGGGGCGGTCGCGGTTGAGACGGTGCCTGTCTGGCGAATGGCGAGGGATGGGTTTGTCCCTCGTCTGGACCTGCGCCCCGATGTCCTTGGCGAGCGGCAGGCAGCGAAGCGGAGGACCGATATGGCCTTTGCCGCGCTGGCCGCTCCCGGCATCGGGGCGGGGCAAAGGCGGGCTTTGACCTTTATGGAGGATCGGCGCGCATGAGTTCTGCCCGTATCGAAGCATCCGCGCAGGCGCGCCGCGCCGCGTTTCAGACACGCTATATCGGCTGCCGCGAATGCCGGCGCCCGCTTTCTATCGAACACCAGATCGAGCGGTTCTGCGACAGGTGCGGAACGGTGACGCCGGTCGAAATCCGGGAAGGAAAGAATGATGACTGATGTTCTGGACAGACCGGGCTTCGGCGTGGCGCGCTGGAAGGCGGTTGCCGAATACCGAAGCCAGGCCGGTATCGTCGATGTCGAGCACGCGATCGAGGAACTGGACGAGCTGCACGACCTGATCGAGCGCGGGCCGGATTGGAATACGCTGGTCAAGATCACCGTGACCTTTGCCCGCCCGGTTTGCGAGTTGCTGACCATCGAGGAGGCGGCGCGGCTATGACCCAATGCAACAGCAACATGCAGCCCGTGGCAACCGATGATGATGAGGATGTGAGCCTCGATTTCGAGGCTTTCGAGGCCGAGCTTCTTTGCGAAGTCAACCGCATCAATGGCGAGCGACTGGCGGCCTGATGGCTGCAGTGTTTGCCCCATGACTGAGTTCGAGATTTCGGCGGTTCTGCCGCTGGATCGAAGGTTTTGATCGCATCTCCTCCCTGGCGATCAAAAACGGGCTGACGGCTTGTCCTCCCGGGCCGTCAGCCCAACCCTCCACTCCTTGAAGTCTTTGCCGTCTCGAGAAGACGGTTCGAGGCGCTTGTCGGGAAAATCCTGCGCGGGAGCGCCGGCCTTTCGGCCCGAAAACTCTCAGCCGTACCCTGAAGGCACGGCCGATATCACCATTGCCAATACCACGCCTCACGTCTGCGCCTGCGGTTCAGACGACAGGCGAACTTTGCCGCCTGATGGCGAGGAAGCGGGAATACGCATGAGCAAGGCACTGACACTTTTTCGCTCCGGCTATGACACGGCCGAGATCGCCTACATTCTGGGGCGCACGGAAGCGGATGTTTACAACGAGCTTGCCCGGCTTCGCGAAGAAAGCCGGGCTGCGAATGTGGCGGTGATCAAGTATCACCCGGCCAAGGATGCCTGGGGCACGCCGCCGATGCGCGCGGAGAATGCCAATGGCTAACCTGCCTTTCATGCCGTTCTGGACCGATGCCTATCTGGCAGACACGGTGCATCTGACCACCGAGCAGCATGGCGCCTATCTGCTGCTGCTCTTCCAGGCGTGGCGCTCTCCCGATTGTTCGCTGGCCGACGATGATGAACTTCTGGCGCTGCAGGCCAAGGTTTCGCCGGCCAAGTGGCGGGCGATGAAGCCGGTGGTGATGGCGTTCTGGAAGCTCGACAAGCGGCGGAAGAAATGGGTGCAGAAGCGGCTGCGGATCGAGCGCGAAAAGGCCATGGAGCGCAAGGCGAAAGCCAGAGATAGCGCCGTAACCCGCTGGAAAGGCAAAGAAAAGACCGATGCGAAGGCATTGCGGCCGCAGAGCGAAGGCCCTGCTTCCAGAGTCACACCCATAGAAGAAAAATCTGGCGATTTTTCTAAAGGCGCTCGCGCGCCGAAAAAATCTTCCCGCGATTTGTTGATGGAGGCGTTTCAGGATGTTTGACCTCATTGCCAAGGATCAGTTCGACCGGTTGCCGGAGCGGTATCGTGAGCGTGCGCGGCAGATTGCCCTGCGGGTGCAGGAGATCGACCGGCTGCTGGCGCCCGGTTCGCCGGAGACTATCCGCGATACGGCCCTTCGGCTGATCGGGCAGTTTCGCCCACAGCCGGGCGTGGATGTGGCGGCGTTTGGCCGCGAGTTTCGCGGGGTCTGCGCCGATCTGCCGGAATGGGCGGTGTGCGAGGCGGCCAATGATTTCATCGCCGGGCGCGTTGCCAACCACACCGGCCAGTTCGTGCCGACCTGCGCCGAGTTCGGCAAGCAGGCCAGAGCCATCATCGCGCCTTTTCACGCCGAGCGCTATGCGCTGCGCATTGAAGCCTCGCGGCTGTTCGACCGTGCGGCGGATGAGAAAAGGCGGGCGATGATTGCCATCGAGCGGGCTGATCCTGCGGTGAAAGCGCGGGTGAGAGCGATTGTGGCGGAGGCGCGTGCAGGGGCGCCGGCGAGGGTCGGGTTCCTGCATGGCTCTCTCGACCCGCAGGTGCAGGCGACGCTGGATGCGATGAAGAGGACGCCGCAGCACCCATCGAAAATTTCAAAGACCCGCATCGGCAAGGACGACAGACGATGAGCTATCCGCAAACCGAACTGACTATGACCCTGATCCAGACGAGCCGCGTGGACGGATTTTTGCGCCTCGTCAGCCCGCTGGAATACCGGGCGCGCGACAGCATGGCGGATGCGGCGCGCCACCTTCTTCAGAAATACCCCGACGCCACGCTGCATCTGGTGCGCAGCGATGTGCGGGCGCGCTGGCTGGTGAGAATCCGGATGGAGATGGTGGTGCATTTTCGCGATGCGCTGGGCAAGACCTACCCGCAGATCGCCCGCTTCATGCGCCGCGACCACACCTCCATTCTGCATCTCTACCGCAAGGCGAAGGCGCAAGCTCTGGAGGGCGGGGCGTGACCGGCACAGTTCCACAGACGATCCACCAGGCAAAGGCGGCGGCATCGGAACGCAAGAAGCGGGAAACGGCGATCCACCGGATTCTCGACCAGTATCAGCAAGGCCGCGGTGCATCGGCCTGCATGGACGACATCAAGCGCATCCTGGCGCGTAATTAACAACGGAAAAGGACAAGCAGCATGACCAGCAAAGCCGAAAAACTGAAGCAGAAGCGCGGACGGCGCAAGGTGATCAATGTGGCGCGCGAGCCGAATGGGCGCATTTCAAGATCCGGCCGTGCCCACGCGCCGGCAGACAGCGTGGCGCTGAAAGCGCGGGCAAGCCGCATGGGCGTTACGGTCGAAGAAGCGCGTGATCCGCGGGCGGCAACCTATATCGGCACGCTGAACATGCTCGGCAAACGCGATGGTCTGAGCGACGACCAGTATGAAGGCGCGGTGCGGTTTCTCGAACTGCGCCAATCCTACATGATGGCGATCAAGGCGCCGGATGGCGAACGCGACAGAAGCGAGCGCAGCACGCCGAGCCAGACGATCAGCGAGGATTACGAGAAATGGTGTAAGGCGGTGATTGCCCGCTATGACGGCTGCCGCAAGACCATCCAGACCGCACAGAACGAGCTTCGTCAAAATCTATGGGCGGCGCTGGATTTCTGCGTGATCAAGGGCGAGCGGCACCACCATATGCTGGGGGATCTTCGGGTGGTGTGCAATGTGTTGGCGCGGTTTTTTGGGGTGTGATGGGTTCATGCCGCGGGGAGTCGTAGTGTGCACTACCCTGCGGAAGAATTCCTCGTTCATCTATAAGGGGCGTCGTGCTTGTCGTTACAGTAAGCTCGATGCCTTTCAGCCTGTCTATACTCTTGATACGAGAAGCACCAAAGCGATCGCTTGTTTTTGATATGACCAAAATGTAATCCTGAAGTTTAGGTTAACGCCATCCAGCAATTGTAACTTCCACAAAACCTGCCAAAAAGGGTGTGGAGACATTTGTTGGGAGTGAAAGCGATTTTTTCTTTCTATGGAGAAATTTTTGATCTCATTGGCGCGATGATTGACGGCTTCCGGAAGCATAAGAGGCTGCGCGGTGTTGTTCTCGTAGTATGCGCGATTGTATTGATGTTCGTAGCGTTCGTCTCGCTTCTCGTTCGAGCTGGACCGATTGAATTTTTGGCTCGGTCTTTCACTGAACAGGACCTCACGCCTTTTCTCGTTATCCCTACAATGCTCTGTCTTTCAGTCATCCTATTTGCGCTCGCGAGCTTTGGAGCTCCGCCGGACCACAAACCGGCGCGAAGCCGGAGCTATGACGCTGATGTGAGCCTCGGAATGCTGATTGAGGCTTTGGGGGTCACTAGTCCATCCGTAAAAATAAGGAGGAAAAAGGCCAATTTTGATGTTCCGAAGCAAGACGAACCTGAAGACATAATTGACGCCATCAAAGGCAATCTTGGACAAGTACTTCAGTACTATGTCATGAACATCGGGCAAGCCCGCAACAGCTTTCGAGCGAGTTTGACGGCAGTCATCGTAGGCTTCGTCACGATTATAGTAGGGGTTTGGTGGGCCTATAGTAATAACATGTCGAACAACAGCGCCTACATCGTCGCGATTGCAGGTGTTGTGCTGCAGTTCATTGGTGGCGGCTATTTCTATCTTTACAATCGAAGTCTAATTCAGCTCAATTTTTTCTTTGGGCGTCTCGCGCTCATGCAGGACACACTGCTTGCCATTCGCTTAGCAGAATCCATCCCGGAGGGCGCTGATAGAAACGCCGTCCTACAACGGCTCATATTCACGATCGCTGAACGAGGAACTACGGCGCCGGCATACTTACAAGAAACACCTAAACCAAAATCGGCGCCGCGCCGCCAAAAAAATAAGTCGGAAACTCCAGCCGATTACCATCGATAGGATCGGCTTAAAAGTTGACGCATCAATAGATGGCTACCGCAGGCAATTAGAGAGTTACTTATGGATCAGAGTAAGTTTTTTGTGATCATAGGGCCGCTTGCTTTTCGCGCAGCGGATAAATTCTTCAAATTTGTCTCGTGGGCAATAATCCTCTCGGTCTTAGGCTATGCCTTCGATGTCACCAAAAGCACGCCGCTAAGGTGGGTTCAATTTTTAGGAACAATGAGTTTCGCAGGCGCCCTTTTTATGCAAGCGATCTATATGTTTGTTCGTGATCCATCTGACTGGAAGATTCCGCCTGAGTATCATGCTGCTTCGAGAACGGTTCAGTTCGTCCTCGGCTGTTTCTTGTTGTTCGTATGCTCGGCACCGTTCGTTTTCCTTGACACCATTATTGCCGACCTACAGGCATCGAAGCTACACGAGGCAGTTCTTCATCCTCAGTAGATTGGAAAAGCTGGTAAGTTTCGAGGGCGGCGCGATGGTTACCTAAAGAAAGGCAGCGGTAAGGAAGCGGAATAGCGCCCTTACAGGACCTGCAGACTTTAAGCAGGAACAAACTTTCAAGCGTGAACATTTTTCGCTTGACCTTTGTTGCCGAAACAGCGATAAGTGACATGTCTTCATATTCGAAGAATTGTATTTGGAAGCGGCCTTCGGGTCGCTTTTTGCGTTTGTGGGCCACGTGTATCGATAGGCGGCTTTTGCCGCGAAGCCTCTTTGCTCCTGCTTTCGTTTTCGATCTTGCTTTTTAGCCAGTTAGCTCAGCGTTGCCGAAGTGTTGCTCAGGTAGCTTCTGCGGCACGGCCTGAAAATCCAAGCCTTGATACACAACGCAGTAGACCGCTGGCACGGAATGACCCCCATGAAAACACCACGGCCATTGAATCCGAGGCAGCGCCTCTTCGTCGAGGAGTATCTGGTCGATCTGAACGCCAGCCAAGCCGCGATCCGGGCGGGGTATAGTTGCAAGACGGCGAAAGTGCTCGGATCAATACTTCTGAAGAAGGTTCAGGTGATGGAAGCAGTGGAGCAGGCCAAGCGAGAGCGTTCCGAACGCACGCAAATCCACGCCGACTGGTTGCTGTCGCGGCTGGCCGAAGAGGCGCTGGCGGACATTGCCGATCTTTATGATGAGAATGGCGGGCTGAAGCCGGTCGATCAGTGGCCGTTGATCTGGCGGCAGGGGCTGGTTGCGGCGGTCGAGGTCAAGGAATTGTTCGAAGGGCGCGGCGAGAGCCGCGAGGCGATCGGGCGGGTGTCTCAGGTGAAGCTTAGCGACCGGATCAAGCGGCTGGAGCTGATCGGCAAGCATATCGATGTGCAGGCCTTTCGGGAGAAAGTCGAGGTTGAGGTTAGCGGGTCGCTGGCTGAGCGGTTGGCACGGGCCAAGGCGCGGGTTTTGGACTGACGGGTTTTGTTGCTGCGGTTGACGGTGCCGGTCGGTCGGGGTGTCGGCGGGTGGCGTCTGCGTCGAGGTGCTTTGTCTGTGGCTCCGTTGCACGACGCTTTTTGACTTTCTGGCCTCGTGACCTTGGTTAGGGTCTTGGAACGACAGTTGAGAACACGCCTTTGGTCGAAGGCGGAAAACCTCTCGGAGTCATCCTCGCCCTTGAGGCGAGGATCCATCTTTTCACGCGCTTAAGAGTGCGGCTGATGGATCCTCGGGTCGAGCCCGAGGATGACGGAGGGGAGAGGTTTGACCTCATCGCAACGTCGTGCGGATGTGGTTCTCTTCACTGTAAATGACAGAGTATCCGGCTGAATGTGACAGAGTACACTGCTGGCGGATTATTTGCGCCGTGTGATCGGAAAGATCGCGACCCGCTTCAATCGGGCGAGTGCGCGCCGCGTGTGACGTCCAATTCCAGACAGTGCAGGCTTTGCCGGGAGATTGTTCATGGGCAATGCCAAGCAGGCGAGCAAGGGCCGCGTGGATGCCGATCTCGATGCGGAGATTATCGAGGCGGCGGCGCGGTTTCAGTTTGATCCGCAGGCCTGGGCGCGGTTTGCCTGGGACTGGGGTGAGGGCGAGCTTGAGGGCATTGCGGGGCCGCGAGATTGGCAGGCGGATATCAATGATGAGATCCGACAGCATCTGAACAGCGAGAACCGCTACCAGCCCTTGCAGATTGCGGTGGCGAGCGGACACGGGATTGGCAAATCGGCGCAGATGGGGATGATGGCCAACTGGGCCATGTCCTGTTTTGCCGATTGCAAGATCGTGGTGACAGCCAATACCGAGACGCAGCTGCGTACCAAGACATCGCCGGAAGTGGGCAAGTGGTTCCGCTCCTCGATCACCAGCCACTGGTTCGAGACGCAGGCCATGTCGATCAAGTCGCGCGATCGGGGACATGCCGATCTTTGGCGCCTGGATTTTGTTGCCTGGTCTGCCAACAATACCGAGGCTTTTGCCGGTCTGCACAACAAGGACCGGATTATCGTCTTGATGTTCGACGAGGCGTCGAAGATTACCGACAGTGTCTGGGAAGTGGCCGAAGGCGCGCTGACCGACGAAAACACCATCATCATCTGGATCGTGTTCGGCAATCCGACGCAGAATACCGGGCGGTTTCGCGAGTGTTTCCGCCGGCATCGCCGGCGCTGGATCAGGCGGCAGATCGATAGCCGCACGGTGCCCGGCACCAACAAGAAGAAACTTGCCGAATGGGTCAGCGACTACGGCGAGGACAGCGATTTCGTCAAAGTGCGAGTGCGTGGCATGTTTCCATCGACGTCGGCAAAGCAGTTCATTTCCACCGAAGATGTGGACGCTGCCCAGAAGGTGCATCTGCGCAAGGAGCAATATGATTTCGCGCCGAAGATTATCGGTGTCGATCCGGCCTGGACCGGCAACGACGAGCTGGTGATCTATCTGCGCCAGGGGCTCTATGCCCGACTTTTGATGACCATGCCGAAGAACGACAACGACATTCTGGTGGCAAACCATGTGGCGCGCTTCGAGGATGAATTGCAGGCCGATGCGGTGTTCATCGATCTTGGTCATGGTACCGGCATCTATTCCGCCGGCGTGACGCTGGGGCGCACCTGGCAGCTCGTCAGCTTTGCCGAAAAGAGCATCGACCGCGGCTGTCTCAACAAGCGTGCCGAAATGTGGAAGGGCATGCGCGACTGGCTGAAACAGGGCGGTGCGCTCGATGCGCGCGATGACATTCTCTACCACGACCTGATCGGGCCTGAGCTTGTGGCCCGCGTGGATGGCAAGCTGCAGATCGAGAGCAAGGAAGACATGAAGGCGCGGGGGCTTCCTTCTCCCAACCGTGCGGATGCGCTGGGACTGACCTTTGCCCGGCCTGTCGTGCCGAAGGGGCGGGGGGATGAGCGGTATAATCATAGCCGGGAGACCGGGTATGGTGGTGATGGGGATGGGTATAATCCGTTTGGGTGAGGGGTGTGTTTGGGCAATGGTGTCCGGCGTTGTCTCGGTTGAGTTTACCTAGCGTCTGTTGCAAGGCATGGCTCCTTAGATGAAGGCCGCCATTTACGTTCTAAATCTGCGGCCCACCCCCCTCTGCCCTGCCGGGCATCTCCCCCTCAAGGGTGGAGATCGGCAAAAGGCGCTCTTCGCGTTTCACATCTGACCGTAGTCTGGGCCAAGACGGTGCAACAGTCCGATCTCCCCACGTGAGGGGGAGATGCCCGGCAGGGCAGAGGGGGGTTCTTCTACCCAACTCATTGTTTCCATGAAATTTTATCCGAACGGCCTGCGGTGCGGGCTGGCTCTGTCTGTCTTCAATTCGAGGTTTTGCGATGTGTGTTTTCAAGTCTCCCAAGGTGGCGAAGCCGGAGGATCCGAAGTTGCCGATCGAGTATGCGGCGCAGCGCGAGCCGGACAGTCAGACGGTGAATGGGGCCGGGCGCCGCACGCGGGATCGGTTGCGGGCGGCGACGTCGACGATGTTGACCGGGGTTCAGGGCGTAGGCGCGCTGGATACGAGCGGCAAGAAAAACCTGTTGGGAGGCTGATATGGCCGATACGATCCGCGAACGGCATGAGCGGCGCCTGAAGGCGTTGCAGAAGGAGCGCAACCCCTATGAGGCGCAGTGGCAGGAGCTGAACGATTTCATCGTTCCCGGCCGCTACCGCAAGGGGGATGCCCGTGACCCGAAGGGGATCAACGGCAACAAGAAGATCATCGACAATTCGCCGAAGCTTGCCCACCGCGTGGCGCAATCGGGCATGCAGGCGGGGCTGACGTCTCCCACGCGGCCCTGGATGCGCTACAGCATTACCGACAAGGACCTGCGCGAGTTTGGCCCTGTCAAAGATTATCTTTATGAGGCGACACGCCGGGCACGCGAGCGGCTGGCCGTCTCGAATATATATAATTGTCTTCATTCCGGTTATGGCGACGAGCTTCTGTTCGGGCAGTTCTGCCTGATCCTGACACGCGCCGGGCGGCGCCTGCACGGCATCTTGCCGCCGGTCGGGCAATATTGGCTGGCGCAGAGCCAGTATGGCATGCGGGTCGATACCTGTTATCGGCGCGTGTGGATGACGGTGGAGCAGATTGTCGGGCGATGGGTGGCAAAGCCCAATTCCCGCGATATGGATTGGTCGAACGTGTCCTCCACCATCAAGAACCTGTGGGACCGGGGCAATTACGACGAGGTGGTGGAGGTGTTCAACGCCATCGAGCCACGGTCCGCCCGCGATCCGGCCCGCCCGACGAAGGCCAACAAGCCTTTCATGTCCAACTATTGGGAAGCGGGCCAGGACCGCGACAAGATGCTGGAGGTGAGCGGTTTCGACCGCAATCCGCTGATTGCGCCGCGCTGGGATGTGGTGGGCGAAGATGTCTATGCCGCCACGTGCCCCGGCATGGATGCGCTGCCGGATGTGAAGATGCTGCAGACCGAGCAGCGCTGGAAGGGCATGGGCATCGAGCACCAGGTGCGCCCGCCGCTGGTGGCGCCGACCTCGCTTCGCAACAAGCGCAATTCCTCGCTGCCCGGCACCGTGACTTTCGTGGACGAGCAGAGTGTCGGCACGGCCGCCTATCGCCGCGCCTTCGAGGTGAATGTGCCGCTGGGTGATCTGGCGGCCGATATCGACGAGGCGAAGCGCCGGGTGGACCGCGCCTTTTACGCCGATCTCTTCATGGCGATCAGCACGATGGAGGGCGTACAGCCGCGCAACCAGTTCGAGCTGACGCAGCGCAAGGAAGAGCAGCTTCAACAGCTGGGGCCGACGGTGGAGCGACAGCATCACGAACTGATCCAGCCCTTGGCCGACTGGGTGTTCTACCAGCTGGACGACGACGACGAGCTGCCGGACGCGCCGCAGGATCTGCAGGGCGAGGAGCTGAATGTCGACAATATCTCGACGCTCTACCAGGCGCAGCTTGCGGTTTCGACCGGCTCTATCGAGCGGATGGTGAGTTTTGTCGGCAATCTTGCCGGTGCGCGACCCGACGCGGTGGACAAGCTCGATGTCGATCAGGCGATCGATGAATATGGCGATGCGATCGGTGTTGTTTCCACCATCGTGCGTTCCGACGACAAGGTGAAGGCGATCCGTGACGAGCGGGCACAGCAGCAACAGGCCGCGCAAGCGACGGAAGCCGCCGCCAAGCTGGCGCCTGCACTGCGCGATGGCGCGCAGGCGGCACAGGCGCTTTCCGCCACCGACGATAATGGCGGGCCGGTGGAACTGCTGCGCAAGCTTGGAATTGCCGGATGACAGCCAAAACACTTCAGGAACAGGCGCTCGATCTCGCAACCGAGTTCGTGCTGGCGGAGCCGCGTGCGCGCGAATTTCTCTGGTGGGTGCTGTGCCAGTGCAACGTCTATGGCGCGCCGCATGTGGTGAATGGCGAGACCGGCATTCACATCGGTCGCCGGATCATCGGCGTCACCATCATCGACCAGCTGAACCAGATCAAACCCACCGCCTATGCCGAGATGATGATCGAGGCCCACAGACGCGCGGAAAAGCGCAAGAGGGAAGAGCATGCTGAGACAGTGGATGAATAGCGCCACCTTTGCGCCGGAAGGCCATACGGATTGGGGCGCTGCCCCGGATAATGGTGGCAATGCCAACGCCAATGACGATGCGCCGCTTCTGAATGGTGCGGCAGAGCCGCTTGTCGCCAGCCAGAATGGGGCCGGGCGAGAGGGTGGCGAAGGGGAGGGTGACAACCTGTCTCCCGAGCCTGGCGATGCCGCCGATCTGGTGCCTGAAAATGGTCAATACGACATCAAGCTCGATGGCGGTATCGAACTCGACCGGGCGCTCTTGGACCGCGCCTCTCCGGTGATGAAGGAGCTTGGCCTGACGAATGGCCAGGCGAGCCGTCTGGCCGGGGTGATCGCCGAGCAGCGCAAGCTTGAATATGACGCGCTGAGCGAGCGCCACCAGAAGATCACCTCCGACTGGCAGCAGGAAATCCGCGCCGACCGGGACTTTGGCGGCGACAACCTTTCGACCAGCCTCAACAACGCAAACCGCGTGATCGCGACGTTCGGAGACGATGCTCTCCGCCGCGATCTCGTCGAAATCGGGATTGGCAACCATCCCGGACTTTTCCGGCTATTGGCCCGTGTCGGCAACGCTCTCAGTGATGACAAGCCCGCATCGTCGGAAACCGCAGCAGCCCCTCCGACCTCGCCCGAACAGGCGATGTATGGAGCGACAACATCAACGACACGAGGTTAACACATGGCCACTATCGGCAATATGTATCCCACGCTTTCCGACCTAAAGAAGCAGGGCTGGGGCGACGACATTTCCACCATCATCGACATGCTGGTGCAGTTCAACGCGATGTATGAAGACGCGCCGATTTTCGAATGCAACATGGGCTCGTCGCATCTGACGACGGTGCGCACCGGCCTTCCCGTTCCCACATGGCGCAAGCTCTACAAGGGCGTTCTGCCGACCAAGGGCACGACGGCGCAGGTGAAGGACGCGACCGGCATGCTGGAAGACTGGTCGGAAGTCGACGCCAAGCTGGTCGAGATCGCCAAGAACCCCGCGCGCTTCCGTCTGAACGAGGCCAAGGCCCATATTGCGGGCATGGCGAACATGCTGGGCTCCACCGTCTATTACGGTGATATCGACGTGAACCCGGAGCGCTTTACCGGCCTGCATGCCCGCTTCAACGCCAAATCCGCCGCCAATGGCCGCCAGATCGTCGATGCCGGTGGTACGGGGTCTGACAACACCTCCATCTGGTTCGTGACCTGGGGTGAGGATTCCGTGCATCTGCTTTATCCGGAAGGATCGAAGGCGGGTCTTCAGCGTGACGACAAGGGCAAGACCACCAAGGAACTGCCGGACGGCTCTCTCTACGATGTGTACCGCGAGAAGTTCCAGCAGGATATCGGCCTTTCGGTGCGAGACTGGCGCGGTGTGGCGCGTATTGCCAATATCGACGTTTCCGACCTGCGCGCCAACCCCACGGCTGGCGGCGCCGATCTCATCAACCTGATGATCGACGGCTATTACGCGCTGCAGAACCCGAACCAGCCAAACGGCAAGACGGTGATCTATGCCAGCAAGACGGTGCAGACCTTCCTGCACAAGCAGGCAATGAACCGCACCAATGTGAACCTGACGCTCGACCAGAGCCAGGGTAAGCCGATCGTCTCCTTCCTCGGCGTGCCGATCCGCCGCGACGACAATATTCTCGAAACAGAAGGGCAGATCGTCTGAGGACGGTCTGGAACAGGTGACACTCCATGATTTTTGACGCACAGAATCTCTTCTCGGATGCGCAGGCGATCACCGCCTCGACCGTATCCACCAATGTCATCGACTTCGGCGCATCGGGCAAACCCGTGAGTGCCGCTGCCGCAATCCGCAAGGATCTTGGCCGCGGCAAGAAGGTCGATCTTCGCCTGCAGATGGTGGAGACAGCACTTGCCTCCGGTGCGGCGACGCTGACCGTCGATCTCCAGACCGACGACAATGAGGCGTTCTCCTCGCCGCGTGTGGCCTGGACATCCGGCGCGATCCCCAAGGCGTCCCTTGTGGCCGGTTACGTGTTTCCGCTGGAGTTCTTTCCACGCGGTGCTGATGAGCGCTTTGCCCGTCTTGCCTATACGGTTGCGACAGGCCCGCTGACGGCAGGCAAGATCACCGCCGGTGTCGTGGCCGCCTCGGAGGACAATAATTATGACTAAGACCGTGATGGCGACCCGGGCCGGTGTCTACGGGCATTTTCGTGACGAGGGCGCGGTTTTCGAGATCGCGACCGAGGCGCATTTCTCACCCTTCTGGATGAGCGAGATTTCGCCGGAAGAGGCGCTGGCGCTGCAAGTGGCAGCACGCAAGCGTGCGGAGGATCAGCGCCAGGGGATCGGCACAGCCCATGTCGACAATGCCGAGATCGAGGCTCTTCGGGCGGAGATTGCGCAGAAGGACGCCGAAATCGAGCGGCTGACGCGCAATGCGCCGGTTGCTTCTGCCGAGAAGACCGCAGCGGATTTGGTGAAGATGGCGAGCGATCCGGGCGTCGAGTTCATGACCTTCAAGGCGGCGGCACGCAAGCTTCTCGGCGAGGCGACGCCTTCGACCAAGGCGGAGATTATTGCCGCACTTGAGGACAAGGTGAGCCAGGGGTGAGGCTCGCGGTCAGTTGAAAGACTGGCCTGCATCCGTAAGCCCTTGAAAGATGGGTCCTCGGGTCAAGCCCGAGGATGACCCAAAGTGAGTGCTGCATACCGCATCCTGAACCCGGCTCAATCCAGAGCCGGGTTTTCTATTTTGGAGAAGCGAATGTCATCCGTTACCAGCATCTGCAACATTGCGCTGTCCAATATCGGCAAGAAGACCATTTCCGACATAGACGAGCCATCGACCGAGGCGCGCACCTGCAAGCTCCACTACGCGTTGACGCGCGACCGGTTGCTGCAATCCTATGAATGGGAATTTGCCAAGACCATGGTCGATCTGGCGGAGGTGGCCAATCCGCGCCCTGAGCGCTGGCGCCATGCCTATGCGCGACCGCAGAATTGTTTGAAGCCGCTGCGCATCGTGCCGGCCGTGCTTTTGCCAGGCGATAGCGATGACGTCGCCTATCATGCAACCGAAGGGCTGATCTTTTGCGATCAGTCTCCAGCGAAGCTGGAATTCGTGCGGCAGTTCGACGATCCGGCGCGCTATCCGCCGCTTTTTGAAGAGGCGCTGAGCTGGGCGCTGTCGGCCAAGATCGCCATTCCCCTGACATCCGACCAGTCCACCCGCAAGGATGCCTACCAGATTGCGGCCTCGTCTTTCGAGGCGGCGAAGGAGGCGGATGCGGATGAAAATCGATCGAGCTGGACCGACAGTTCCACGCTGATGACGGCACGAGGCTGAGACCATGGCGATTTTGCGTGTGATGCAGCCGGCCTTTACTTCCGGCGAGTTGAGCCCGGCGCTGTGGGCGCGGGTCGATGTGGAAAAATATCGGTCAGGGCTGAAGGTGGCGAAGAACATTTTCATTCATCCGCATGGCGGGGCCTCCAATCGCAGCGGGCTGGAATTTGTCGGCCGGACGCGAGGCTCCGGCTTTGCCATTCTGCTACCCTTCATCTTCGATGCGGAGACGGACCAGACCTACAATCTGGAATTTTCCCACCTTAAGATGCGTGTCTATCGCGCCGGAAGTCCTGTGCTGGAGGCGGCAAAGGGGATTACCGGCGTTTCGGTTGCGGCAAAGGCTGTAGTGACGTGCGCAGCGCATGGTTTTGCCGATGGCGATGAGGTGTTCATTGCCGGACTTTCCGGCATGAGCGCGCTGAACAACCGCAATTTCATCATCCGCAATGTGACGACCAATACGTATCAGTTGGAAGATCTGTTGGGGGTGGCGGTCTCCACGCTTGGGATGCCGGCTTATGCGGGTGGCGGCACGGCGCGGCGCGTCTACGAGATTGCCTCGCCCTATACGGCGGACGAGTTGCGGCGGGTGGTTTTCGCCCAGGAAAACGACGTGATGTATCTGACGCACCGGGCGCATCCGCCGATGAAGCTTTCACGGCTTGGCGATGCCAACTGGACGTTCTCGTCGCTGACCTTCGTGCCGCAGATTGCCAAGCCCACGGGGGTGACTGGCAATGCGGTGTTCAAAAGGAAAGGTGGGGCAACCGCAAACGTGTCCTATCGGATTACATCGGTCAGCGCCTCGGGGGCGGAGAGCGCGCCGTCTGCCACGGTGACGGTCAACGTGCAGTATGAGAACGAGGATGGCCGGCGCATCCGGTTGACGTGGAACGCCGCGACTGGTGCCAGCCTCTACAGGGTGTACCGCACCGACAGCGGCGACGGCTTGCTGGCGGAGACGCCAGTTCTCGAAGCCGAATTCGGCCAGACGGAAAATAGCGGCAGCGGCAAGCAACCTCCAGCAAGCTCTGCCGCTGGCGCACCGCCGGTGCCAACGGGCGTGACTGGATCGATCGTCTACGGCAAGGAGATGAAATATGTGGTGGCGGCCATCTCCGATGAGACGGGGGAAGAAAGCCTGCCATCCGAGCCTGCGACGCTGCGCAACGACATGGTCTATCGCGGCAACCGCAATCTGCTGTTCTGGACGGCGACGCCGGGGGCCGGAAGCTATGCGGTCTATCGGTTGGACAATGGCCGCTATGGTTATATCGGCAAGACCGAGACGACGAGCTTTACCGATGAGAATATCACGCCGGATCTGGCGAGCGGCCCACAGGAGGGGAACAATCCTTTCAACAGTGTTGGCAACTACCCGGCCTGCGTGAATTTCTACGAGCAGCGCCTTGCCATGGGCGGCACGGCGAATGTGCCGGCGGGTCTGTGGCTCGGGCAGTCTGCGAACTATGAGAATTTTGGCGCTGCCTCGCCGGTGAAGGCGAGTGACGCCATCACGCTGCGCATCCGTTCCAAGGAGAAGAACCAGATCAGGGCGATCAGCGAGTCTCGCGGCATGGCGGTCTTCACCACGGCGAATGAATTCAACGTGGCCGGCAGTGGCGAAGAGATCATGACGCCGACCAATATGGTGGTGAAGAAGCAGAGCAACCGCGGGTCATCCTGGTTGCAGCCGATTGCGGTGGGCGATGTGATGCTGTTTGCGCTGGCGCGGGGCGGGGTCATTCGCGACTATTCCTATGAATTTTCCAACGACAACTTCACCGGCAAGGACCTGACGATCATGTCGCGCCATCTGTTCGAAGGTCGGCAGGTGGTCTCCTGGGCCTTCGCGCAGTCGCCTTACTCGATCGTCTGGGTTGTGCTGGACAATGGCATGTGCGTGAGCCTGACCTATATGCGCGAGCATGAGGTGTGGGCCTGGACGCGACACGAGACGGATGGCGTCTTCGAGGCGGTAAATGTGGTGGCCGAAGGTGATGAGGACGCGGTCTACTTCGTCATTCGCCGGACGGTGGATGGCAAGCCGCAGCGCTACATCGAGCGCATGCATTCGCGCCTCTTTGCGGTGTCGGCGGATGCGTTCTTCGTCGATAGCGGGCTTTCCTATGAGGGTTCAGCAACGAAGACGATGCGCGGGCTTTACCACCTCGAAGGCAAGACGCTGGTGGCGCTGGCGGATGGCAATGTGGTGCGTGACCTGGTGGTGACGAATGGCACGGTGACGTTGCCGATTGCCGCTTCCAAGGTGCATGTGGGCCTGCCTTACGAAGCGGAGTTGAGGACGCTCGATATCGATCTCGGCAATGTGGGTGAGCTTGGCACGGTGCAGGCCAGAAACAAGGCGATCGCCAATATCACGCTTAGGGTGGAAAAGACCCGTGGCATCTGGGCCGGGCCCGCAGACGACGCACTGGTGGAGCTGAAGCAGCGTGAGTTCGAGAACTGGAGCGAGGCGATCCGCCTTGCGACCGGCGATGTGGAGCTGACGCCGACGGCGGACTGGACGAAGGGTGGGACGATGATCATCAAGCAGTTCGATCCGCTGCCGATGACGGTTCTCGCCATCATGCCGGATCTCAGGGTGGCATCGTGACGGTTCGCGTTATCGAAGCGCGGCCCGAGCATGTGGATGTGATTGCGCCACGGATGCGCGAAGCCGACCGCGAGGAGGTGTTCGCCGCCGTGGGACGCGGACCGGCCTCTGCGCTTTTGCACTCGCTGGAGCGATCCGATTTTGCCCACACCGTGCTGTTTGACGATGTGCCGGAGCTGATGTTCGGCTGCGGCACGACGAATATGCTGACCCGGACCGGTGCGCCGTGGCTGCTGGGGACCGATGCGCTGGAGCGGCATGCGCGCGACTTTCTGCGCGGCTCTCTCCACTGGGTGGCCGAGATGCGGCAGCGCTACCAACTGCTGCAGAATGTGGTGGATGACCGGAATGTGGTTTCCAAACGCTGGCTGCAATGGCTGGGCTTCACGCTTTCCGAGCCGCAGCCCTTTGGCTATGAGCAGCGCCCTTTTCGTATTTTTGAGATGAAGGCTTGAGGCATGTGTGATTTTGGTCTGATCCTTGGCGCCGCCTCGACCGTGATCGGTGCGGCTGGCGCAAAACAGGAAGCGGAGGCAAGTGCCGCTGCATCCGAATATAACGCGAAAGTCACGGACATGAATGTGCGGCTTTCCGAAAGGCGGGCGCGTGACGCGCTGGACCGCGGCAAGCTGGAAGAGCAGAAAAAGCGCCAGGAGACGGCGCAGATTACCGGCCAGCAAAGGGCAGCGATGGCCGCCAATGGCGTGGACCTGACATTCGGCTCCCCGCTCGATCTGTTGGTCGATACTGCAACGCTTGGCGAGATCGACGCGCTGACCATTCGCCGCAATGCCGCAAACGAGGCCTATGACTTCGACGTGGCGGCGGCCAATGGTAGGGCGGAGGCGAGCCTTGCGCGGGCGAATGCCAAGAACACCCGAAAGGGCGGCAACCTGAAAGCGCTTGGCACGCTGCTGACCGGAGCGAGCAAGACGTTTGGCGATAGTCCGTTGTTCAAGCCGAAATCGGGGAAATGAGTTTTTTCGGCATCGGGATTCGCTAACGCGTCCAACCGTCATGGTTTTTTGGCGAAGGGGTCCTGCTGCTTTGCTTCATCTCGGCTTTTGCGAAGCGTTTCTTCGGTCTTGTCCTGGCAGGCGCGCATTTCGTAGAATGCCGTGGCTGCACCTTCAAGCGGAAGGTTTGCAACCTCCTTGTCGGCGTAGGTGATACGCAACTGACTGCTTTTCTGGGCTTCCACGATGAACTTGCCCCCCAGTTTCCCGATTGCCAGATCCTGCGATGTCTCGCTGACCGATGCGATTGCTTCCACCTCCAAGGGCTTCTTTGAATCGAAGGTGAAAAGCAGCGGGTAGACCTTTTCGTCTTCCAATGATTTCCACTTCTCGTTCCTCAACAGAAGATAGAACCTCGGAAACTCCGTAGCGAGGTCCATGCCAAAATGCAGGATCGTATCGCCCTTGGAGCGAAGCGCCACATAGCAGCCAAAATTGCGATCGGGCTCCACGGCCACCGACCAGTTACCAAAGTTTCCCCATTCAACAGGAGCAGCATTGGCTCCGAACGGCATGTAGAGAAGGCATGCGGCGAGGAGGGTGCGTTTCAGGAGCCTATCCATGTCTTTTGCCTGATCATGCTGGATGGTTATCGTTCCGGATACGGTTATGACAGCTCTGTTCGACCATCGCTCTTATCGACTGCACATCGAGGCTACTGTTACCTCGATCACGGTTTAAAGGGGTCGTCCGAGGCTTGCGTGGAAGATTTTCTGGCGAAGGGATCGGACGTGTCGGGCTTTGTTCTGGAGATTTTGAAGAATTCGTCGGTCGTCTTCTGACAGGCATCCATTTCTTCTATAGCCTCTTCGACGCCACTTAGGGAAAGGTGGGCTATCTCCTTCTTCTCATAGAACATCTTGACGGCTTTGCTGGACTTGAACCCGTCGAGAAAGTCCTGCAAACTCGATTTCATCATGAGTCTACGGTTGGTTCCTTGAACGTAGGCTGTAGTCTCTACATCCCAGTTGATGCCCTCATCGAACTCGAAGTTGACGGAATAGACTTTCTTGTGGACCAGCGATTTCCATTTTTCATTCCCAACAGAGAGAAAAAAGCCTGGCTTTCCCTTTTTGAAATAGCGCCAAAACATCAGGTCATGACCGGTTTCAAACGCAGACATGACGACACACGTATTGTCGAGGTTCGGTTGCATCTGAACCCTCCAGGTCCCGAATTTGCCCCAAAGGACTGGGTCTTTTATCTCCGGTGCGTCTCGCGCGGCGGCGGCGAAAGGCATGCAGGCCAGGAGGAGGGCGGCGATTGCCTGTTTCATGTAAGGGCCTGCTTCGTAAGGGTCATCAAGACTAGGGGCAAAACTTGCTCATTTGCGCATGAGTTGAGATGTCTGTCGAGTGGTTTTGCTTTGGAAACGGGGTGCGCCTGATGGGTTGCAGAGAGGATGCTTTAGTCCGTTAGATCAATATTGACCGGGCTACTTGGCCGGTCAGATTGTGCTGAGGCCAGCGTCGAGGGGCTGACCTCCCGACCCCGGGGTCGTCCGCAGGCGCATCAGACCTCGACATAAGGGCGAAGACAGCAAGTGTTACAGTTTACGGGGATCGCCTGATGGTTCTAAGGAGGGGGCCCTGGCAAAGGGATCGGCCTCCCTGGACTTCGGTTCTCGGGCGTTCAAAATCTCGTCGGTCTTTTGCTGGCAGGCGTTCATCTCGGTTACTGCCTTGGCGACGCCTGTCAAGGAGAGGTTAGCGATCTGTCTGCCTTCGTAGGAGATCGTGGCGGTGTCGCTGGTCTGGAAGTGTTCGAGGAACATCTCATTATCTGTGGCGATCAAGAGCCTGCGCTGGAAATCATCTTCCACTGTTGCCCATGCGTTCGTCTTCCAGATTCCATGATCGCCAAGCTGAACTTCCAAGGCATATCTCTCATCATCCTTCAGAGATTTCCACCTTGGGTTATTGACGGACAAGTACAGGCCAGAGCCGTCCTTTTGACGAAAGCGTCCAAATCGCATTACGACGCCTTCACCGTAGATGCGGGCCACGTAACAAGCATTTCCGCGGGTAGGGTCCATAAAGACGTGCCATCCACCGAAGGTGCCCCAGACGGTGGAGTCTTTCGGGGGCGCGTCCTCTGCGACAGCAACAAATGGCGCGAGGACGACAAGAAAAGCGGCAATTGTCTGTTTCATGCGGGACTTGTTGATCAGAAC